GTTGCGAATAACGGAGAAACATCAAAAATGCGCGCCGTAATTTGTCCACCAAAATCTGAAGCTATTGCAGCTAAATGTTTTACAGATAGTTACGTTAAAATCTTCAAAACACACAAACAATTTTGTGGTTTTAATGGTGGAGAAAATATACATCAAACAGCTTATAAACTATTAGATGGTTACAAAACATTTATATCTTCTGACTTCTCTGCTTTTGATGCTTCTTGCCAAAAGATAATGATTGAAGTATTTGATATACTAAAATCACTTGCACCAGTTGAATACCAAGAGTATTTTGAAAACACCTTGGCTTACTACCAACACTCACACTTAATCACACCACTTGGTATATTATCAAGTGACAATATAAATGGTTTAAATAGTGGAGATGGTTGGACCTCAATTCTTGGAACATTATGTAACGCGTTAGCGAATAAATACACAATGCTTTCAATGGATTTAGAGGGTGAAGTTTTATCTTTTGGAGATGATTGTGTAATTGCAACTAATGAGTTGTTTAACACAAAAGCATACTCTCATTACATGAATGATCTTGGTATGGAATGTAACCCTGAAAAGCAAGAAATTTCCAGCGGCGATAACGCACGCTTTTCTTTCTTAGGCTACTACTATTTCAAACAAGATTTAGAAGTAGGAGAAGAAAATTCTCACATGTTACCAAAATTCCCTATCATGCGTGCATTATCTTCCTTAATTTACCGTGAAAAATTTGCAAAACTCGAAGAGTTAGCTAATAATGTAGGTTTAACAAAAGAAGAAATGGAAGAACTAGAAAAATGTAATAAACGAGGCATTGATATGCTAGGTCACTTACAAAAACTAGAAAATTTACGCAACCATCCTGACTACGTTGCTTTTTGTAACTTATTCAGAAACTTAGAGCCTAATAAAATGAATACAGATTTAATTGTACCATTTCAAAAAGTCATGGATGGTTTCGTTCACTTACGCATTGTTCGTGGACGTGGAATTGAAACATTAGCTACATTGCGTTTATTATATGCCTTTGAAGATAAAGATCTTCAACATTCCATGTTGGAATTAAAAGACACATTCAACGAACATTACAATGGTAGCTTTAAACAACAAATAGATGATTTAGGAGGAAGCGAAATGCAAGAAACAATTGCTTAAATCTAATCAATCAGATCCAATCTGTTAAACAGGTTGTATCAGAATCATCATAATTTGTATCTTCCAACCAGTACGCTACTCTGCC